ACCGGAGTGCCCTGCGCCCCCGCCTCATCCCATCCGCCGGTGAGATAGCCGATGATGGCGAGCGCAAACAGGATCGCAAGCACGATGATAACCGTCAGCGCGACGCGATGTCCGATGCTGATGCGGTTAAGCAATCCCATCGACATACTCTTGCACGGCGCGGAACATGGACTCCGAGTCTTTTTTCAGCTCGGTTTCGTGGCGGATAATTGGGCCGTAGTGATTGGCAAGATTCCGCAGCGTCAATGCGTGCGACTCGGCAGCGAATGCGGGCATGACCTTGCACATGAGCTGAAACTGCTGACCGCGCCCCGAGCCGTAGCAATCCCAATCGCTGCTCGAGCAGGAGACATCCACCGCAAAGGCCATCAGATAACCCGGCGATTGCCGCCGCGCATACTCATCCATCAGCCGATCAAATTCCGGGTTGCTGGCACCGGCGGCATTGTATGAGGTCTGGAAAGCTCCGGCCTCGCAGGTTGTGCTGTCATAGTTGGAAGCAGATTGATCCCGACCACAGCAATGTTGCCCGCTCGATTCCCGCATGCCGCTGCCGAGCATTAAGGCGTAGAGATTCCGCAGCACGTCCGCGCCTGCCTCCTCATTCGACAGGCCCAACGCGGTAAAGTCCTTGCGGTAGAGGTTGAGCGCATCCTTATCCGAGTCGGTCCTGGCCTTGGCCATGTCGAGCGCAGCCGGATGCCCGGCCTTGAGCTTGAGATAGGTTTGTGCGAACGCCAGGGCCATGCCTTGAATGTATCCGGTCGGCGCGACGCCGCGGTCATCCCAGGAGTAGAAAGCAATATCGCTATCATTGGCGAGCCGCGCGATCCGTTCCCGGTCTGCGACCGAGAGCGCATCGGGTGGCGGTGGCGGCAACGGTATCGGCTCGGCGTCCTCATACAATGCCGTCCATGTTTCTTGCCCTGCAATGCCGTCGACCTCGAGGCCGCGTGACGCCTGGTAGCGCAACACGTTCTGCTCGGTCGCTGGCCCGAAATCACCATCTATCGTGTCGGTGAAATTCGGGATCATGCGCTGCAGATCCACGACATCCGGCCCGCTATCGCCGCGCTCGAGCATGGGGCGATCCTCAACCGGAATCTGCGGCACGTCACCGGCAGCGGTCGGCCAGATCAGCCCGACAACCTCGGCAGGATTATACGATTGCACATTGACCTGGTCGGATTGATTGCCGCCCCTGCAGCGGTACCAACCGTCGTCGTCCAGCTCCTCGAATAGGGTGACGTGGCCACCACCCTCCCTTTCCTTTACGACAACGCAACCCTGCACCGGAGCGCCGATGAGCTGGCCGCCGCCATGCATCCATGGTTTCCACGATAACGCCCACATCCACTTGTCCGTATCGGTCGGGCCCCAGGGTGGGCGAATGTCAGCGACGGCCATGCAGAATGCGGCAGTCAATCCGCACCAGGCCGTTTCGTCGTGTTGGTACAGATCGCAATAGCTTTGCATGTCCGGGTATTTCCGGGCGATGTACTTTGTCATAGCGAGGATCCGCGGATTATCCGCATCGCCTGGCGCCTCGGTCAGTCCGGTGATTGATCGCATCACTAGCAGCCAGGGCGCGACCTCTGGTTTTTTCTCGGGCATGGTGTTGTCCTTTTGCATCATCACGTGGCGCGCCCCGGCGCAGGGCGGCCGCCAGCCGATCATAGAATGCGAGCATTGCGCGGCGGCTTTCCTCGCAGCGTTGGCAGCTCATCGCCGCTGCGTCCGCAATGTGCCGGGCATTGGTCCCGGCATCATCACGATGGGCCGATGGCGAGTTGCGTGCACCACCGGCACCGGCGCCGGTCGCGGCGGCAGATTGGCGGGAGGCGTCACCGGAGTCATCGGCGTTAACGGCTGAATCACCGGCAAGATGCGAACGTGCATCGCCAGGCGTTGGCGCGCCACCCAATCCTCCGCGGGCGCCTGGATGACCTGGCGCTGATCCGCGAGCCATTGCGTACCGCCGACCATTGCATCATTCCTTTTCCGGCGGTGGCTGCGGCGGCATGATTGGCGGCAGCTCTGGCGGTGGCGCTGATGTTGGAGTCTTTGCGCCTGCCCTTCCGAATGGAGTCATGACCATTTTCGGAACACCACGCGCGGCCGCGGCCTCGGCACCGTCACCGAACAGCATTGACTTGGCCCACGCCTCGCGCGCGGCTCGGTCAAATTGAATCATGTCCTTCCAATCTTCATTCGGTGTGGTCTGCCGCTGCTCGGCCTCGGGGAATGTTTCCACGAAATCGGCGGGCAATTCCGGTGCGGTGCGAGGAGCTGCTGCCTTGGGATCATCAGCCATTTTTGAGTCTCCATTCGGCTTGGCGTTGCTCGGCCTGGCGCCTGTTTTCCGCCAGCGTGTCCTCTTGCTCTTGCTTGGCAGCGTGCCAGGCATCGACATATTTTTGATAAGGTTCGAAATCGTCAATCGGCGTGTTGGCCTTGAACTCCGAGGCGTTCGGTGGATTGACATATTCGATATGCCCGGCGGCGCCGTCCCATTGAATCACACTGATGGCCGGATCGAGTCCGCTGCAATCGACGGTTAATCCCACGCCGTCAACGACAACGATATTATCGGGCCGAACGATTGTTTCGCTCATCGCGGATTTCCCTCGGTGGTTCATGCATAGGTAAAGCAACCTGGTCGTTTAGCTTGACCATCTCATTTCTGAAACTCTCGACCGCGGCGCCGGTTTGCCGCTGCTGCTGGCTGTTCTCAATCAACAGGATTGGAAGCCAGGCTAGCGCACACTTCCACATATCCAATTCTTCATTGCTCTGCGGATGCTTGCCGCGCACCTGCACCCACAACGGACACTTGTGGCACACCTTTGATGTGTCCACCTTGTGCAGCGGACAAATCAAACCCGCATCGGCGCGCGGAATTTGCGGCATTCGCTACCCTCAATTCTTGCTGCAAATGATGGTGTCAACATAGGCCACGCGCATGTCGAGCCCGTGCGAGTGCGAGTTGCTGCCGCCGGTGTTTGCCAAGCCCTGCAAATCAAACCCATAGGCGGCACCCGCATCAAAGGTATATGAGGGCCAGGAAATCATCGCCGGTGAATTGCCCGCAATGCCGTAGTGAGTATGCGATGGCATTTGCGCCGCCGACAAGGTCATGGCATCGGTTGCGGTGCGGCCGAACAGCGTTGTGAATCCGAGCGAGCCACCACCCGTTCCTCCGGTCGTTCCCGAGACAACGCGCAGGGCCTTGTTGTCGTGCGTTGTTAGCTTCGTCCATCCCACCGGCGCCGCGGCCTGCACAAACAGCATCGTTGTTCCTGGTGGCCCGACAATGGACGCTGCCACGAAACCCGTTGTTGCGACCTTTGCCGAGCTGTCACCGGCTGGCGGTGGTGTCGCAACCGTTGGCGCCCCTGGCAGCACCGCGTTGCTGGCAATGCCGAGCTGGCTACCAACGACTCGCAAGGTCGCATCATTGGCAATCGCAACACTCGAGCCAGCAATGAGGAGCGGAGCTGTTGCCGCCGATATGATGCCCGGCGGTCCCTGCGTTCCTTGCGCTCCTACTGGTCCCTGGTTCCCTTGCGGCCCCGGCGGCCCGGCAGGCCCGACCGCACCGTCCGCACCGTCCGCCCCGGCCGGGCCGGGCACACCCTGCGGGCCGATGGGCCCGCCAGGCGTTCCGGGCGGGCCAGCCGGGCCCGCCGGTCCATCCGGCCCCGCGGGCCCCAGCGGCCCCGCAGCTCCTGTTGGTCCGGTTGGTCCCGCAGGCCCGACAGGCCCCTGCACGCCCTGCGTGCCGGTCGGCCCGATCTGCCCGCGCTCACCGGAAAGATTGATCGTCCAGTTGTTGAACGTGCCGGTGCCGCCAATCAGATCGACCGTCATAATCAGCGAGGTGCCGCTGTAGGTCGTAACCTTTCCTTCCACCCAATTCGACGGCGAGGCCACCGAGGTTGCGCGCGCTCGCGCACCAACCGAATAGGCAAGACCGGATTGCGTGACGAAAGTTAACGGGCCGGTCGCAACAATGTTTGAGGATACCGAGGTGGCCTTGTAGCCCGGCCCGCCCGCTGGCCCCGGATCCCCTTCCGGGCCTTGCGGGCCTGCAGCTCCGCGTTGGCCTGGCTCGCCTGCCACGCTGATAGTCCAGTTGTCATAGGTGCCAGCGCCGTGCAGCAAATCAATTTGCACTACCAGGTTTTGCACCTCGTATGAGGTTACAATGCCTTCCATCCAGAAGTTGACGGGATCGTCGGTGAATGCAGCTCGCACCCGAACGCCAGGCAGGAAGCCAAGGCCGAATTGCTGCATGACAAAGTTGATGGGCCCGAGGCCAATCGTCACCGTCGAGGCTGATGTGCCTGCGATAACCGGGCCGCGCGGCGCAAACGGCGCCGTCGCCACAACAGCGATGGTGTTGAGCGTTTCCAGCTCAATGTTAGTTACGCCGGTGATGGCCATTTGGTCACACCCTCAACGATGGTTAATTGTAATTGCATTATCTTGCGCGAGAACTTGTCATCGCGGCCGACCACATCGCCGATATAGTCGCCAGGCACCTGATGTTTCATGTAATCCGCCAGGATGTAGAAAACGAAATAGCCGTAATCGGGAGGCACTCCCACCGATAGCGAGCCGTCATCCGAATTGGCAGATAAAACCACCTCATGGTTTCCCAAGGCGCGGCGAATTTCCATCTCGAAATAGATGTCGCGCAAATCAACTTGTGCCGGATTCAAATCGTTGTCATCGACCGGCGCAACATATTTAACCGTGTCGATCCAATCCTCATTGTTGCCGGTCTGCACCTCGAGGAGGATCAGCGGCAGCGCAAGCAAGTTACTCATGGTCAATCATCCATACACTGACGATGCATCGACAGCACCGTCGATGTTGCCGGGCAGGTAGTAGGGCCCGCCACCGTTCACCACTATCGATGAATTGTAATAACCGAGATAGCGATAGCCGTAGGCCGAACCGGCAAATTGACACCAGCCATAGGCAATGTACGCCGTTGAGCCCGAGCAATTCACGAACGCATTCATGCCAACGCCGTGCATATTGATGAGCGTGAACCACAGCCCGATGGTCAGCGATGCGCCAATGGCAAGACCGGCAAAGCCCGCCGATGTATTATACACATCGATGTACCCGGAGACGGTGACGGTGCCGCCGAACGATCCAATACAGCCACCGTCAACTACCGTCACACCAGAAAACGCCAGGTTAGAAATGTAAACATTGGCGCCGTAATTGCACTCGACCATATTCCCCCGCGACGATCTCATATAGACCGTGAAGCCATTCAGCGACACGCTGGTCCCGGATCCGCTCATGACAATAACGCGAGGATATTGACCGCCGCTTTCTGCCGTGCCCTGCACAGTATAGCCGCCTATGTTTGCGCTATCGCCGCGAATTTGAATCGAGCCCGGCAAATCCTGAATCAGCACCGAGCCCTGATATACGCCAGGCACCCCGAGCTGAATGGTCACCGTTCGGCCTGCCGTCACAAAACTACTTCTGACGAAATTAACCGCCGCCTGAATTGTGCGGAAGGCGTGCGCGTCGTCGTTCAATGAACCGTCGTTGTTGTCGTTCCCGGTCGGCCGAACATACAGGATCAAATCGGCCGACAGCTTGAACCATACCTGACTCCGCACCAGCCGGAGCATTTGCCAGTAGGTCGTATTAAACTCAATCAATATGCATTCGTCGGCGAGCACGTCCGAACCTTGCAGCGGTTGGCCGTCATTGCGTTTAACCGCTTGAGCGCCCAGGCCATTGATTGCAATTGTCACCGCGCCGGTGTTGCGATTCTTTAGCTTGACCAGAACGATGTCACCGGCTGACACGGCGGTGATGGCAGGAGTGAAATTCGCAATGACGATGTTCGGCGTGGTGCTGACATCCTCGGCGTAGGGAATATGGATCTGGTAAAAATTACTAATGCCGCCAGCCGCACCGAGGTAGTTCATCACCTGGAAGCGTGTACCGTCATCGACCAGCAAGACAACCTGGCCTGCGCGAATGTCATCAGGTTCTAGCTGCGCCCCGTTCGAGCGAACCACCGGGCGATTGCCGAGCGAGTTGACATTGATCGTCGTTGGCCCGCTGTTGTTGTTGGCGCACAACACCCGCAGCGGCGTGCCCTGGCGATAGGCTTCCAACGCTGGCAGCAATGCCACCGACATTGCATTGACGGCGCCGGAGTCAACGCAGAAATTCACCCATTGGCTGCGCGCCGAGCGCGTGAGCTGGTGCAAATCATTGTCGGTCGGGACTAGGTCGCTATCCAAAATATAATTGACGATCTCACGCTGCGGATATTCCGCGGCCGCGGCTGGCAAGATAGATCCTTGCCGCGCAATTGACGGATCGCCATTGACGTATGGAGCATCGGGATCGTTCACGCCATAGGGAGGTGCGTATTTCATAGTTCAGTCCCTCGATATTTTAGGGTGTGCCCGCGAACGATCCGCCGGTCGACAGCAGCGAATAGTCGTAAATGATTCGGGTGTGGGCCGGTTGCCAACGATTGAGCAGGCATTCAAGGTCGGTCGCGAGGCCGATCTCTAGGTGATGGTCAACACCACACTCGCCCATACCGCAGCGAAACCAAGTCAGCTTGGCGCGGTCGACATAGACTTTCCAATAGAACCGAATTTCAGGCCGCGCGATTTCCCAACGCGGCATTCCGATATCATCGAGCGTCGTTCCGCAGCGGCTAATGCCGACAATCCAGGGCGCATATTCACCGATGCGGATCGTGTAGCCGAGCCATGCTGAGACATCGATAAACCACTGCCGCGACTGCGCGCCGAGCAGCGTCATGTGCAACAGCAGCATTCGGCGCCGGTCGCCGACCGTCAGCGGTTCCTTGAAGCATGGATCCGGCAACCCCCAGGCCCGTTCCCAATCGGGCAGCAGCTCTAATGTTTTGCGCGGGTCCGATTCCTGCTCGAGCAAATCAGCGGCGCGGCCGTCAACAAATCCCCACACCTGCGCCAGGCCACGGCAGGTTCGATAGAACACCGAGCCGACATCCTCGGCGGGCCAGGCGATGCCCTTCGGTAATAGGTTGAGCAGCGCCCCCGTGTAATCGTCACCCGTGCGCCGGACGTGACGGTCGCGCGGCGGCTCAGAGTGTGACGCCATAGGACACATCCCCCAACACTGCGAGGTGCCCAGGCGAGGGCATCAGGTCATCATTCGAGAATGCGAGATCGAAATGCTCAACGCCTGGCGTGTCCTGAATCGCGTGGTATTTCCAGGCGGCATAGATCGTCGCGCCAGGAGCGGCCCAGCGCCGCAGCATCGCTTGCAGACTCGCCTCGATTGCCGCTCGCATCGCGGCGGTGTCAGGCACCAGGTTGCGAACGTCCACGTCGACGCGCCTTGGGATCGGCGCAACCACGAAGAAATCCTTAACCGCGACCGGCCTCACCTTATCGAGGTAGGCAGTCACGGTTTGAATATCGGCCGCAGCCGGAAAGCCATCGCTCGACGCGCGCAGATCGTCCATCATGAAACGCAGCGTGACGCATCCCATCCCCATCTCGAGCGGGCCAGACCAGGCACGCGTGACGCCCGCGACGGCGAGCGCCCATTGCACATAATCGTTTTGATCCCCGCCCATCGGCGGCTGACGAATGCGCATCAATACGCGGATGCGCAGATCTTCGTCGTTCTCCTCATCGGTGCCGCCCGCCATCGTGATGACCTCGGCGGTGGATCCGACATTCACAATGGGCGGGGTCACCGCCAGGAATGCGCCGGGCTCGGCATTGCCGAGGGTGCCAGGATCGAGCGCGCGCACGGGCACGTTGACCGGCGCGCCACCGTCTGCGGTCATCGCCTCCATGGTGGTTTCGTAGGCTGTGTCGTCGCCCTCGAGCCGCGTTCCCAACGGGATCACAACGCCCTCGAATGTGCCGGTAATGCCGACCTCGCCAACCGCATAGGTCGCCATCTTGCGGCCGACCGTGCCGTCCGCATTGACCAGCCAAATGTCACCGTGCCGGTCGAGCCATTCCGTCTCGGCGGTGTCGGGTAGGAGCTGCAGCGCCAGCCACGCGATATATTGCAGGACATGGTGCGCCAGGCCCGCCTTGGCGTCGGCCATGACGCGCAGCACGTTGTTGCCGATGAATGCCGCGCCATAAAGCGACGCGGTGATATCATCGCGCACCATCTCTCGCACCTTGCGGAGCGTCGGTGTTGACCAGGGCATGAAAGATTCCGAGGATTAGACCGGATAGCCGGTTACAAAACGATCCTTCGCGCCGACCGGGATCGGCTCGCCGGTGACCTTGTCCCATAGATATTGATAGCGCAGCTCAATGAGCCGCCGCGGCCCGCGCCACATGACAATGGAAACGGTGATCTCCTGGCGGCCCGTGCGCTCGGCCTCGACATCGACACGCGAGCAGATCCGCCGGTCGATGAATGGTTGTAACGCCTCGCGATTGTAGGCCTTGGCCCGCACCAGGGTGGCGCTTTCCCAGGAGGGATCATCCGAGATCTTTGAGCGCATCAGCAGCCAATTCTTTGAGCCGATGGGCCAGCCGCCCCATATCGCTTCGGCGTCCATGTCGCCCCACCAGCCGCGGCGGTCCTCGCTGTCGAGGTCGGGCAATGGTTCGTTGAGGTCGGCGAGCGCATCGGTGGCGATGGCGACGCGCACCGCGGTGGCGAGTTCCTCCTCCTCGCTCAACGTGCCATCGGGTTGCTGCAGCCAATCCAGAAACGTGCCGCGCAAATCGACTTGCTGCTGCAGCTTAATGTCGGTCATTGATCCTTGCCCCGGTAATGCTGCTCACATTGCAGGTGCAGCCAAATGAGCTGGCCATCGATGGTGCGCAAGACCAGCTCTTGCCGATAGTTCGGCGGGCGCTCGAGCAAGCTGCCCGCGCCGGGCTCGGTGTCGCACCACACACAGGTTGGTCGCGTAGCGCCCGCCATCGGGATCAATCCTTGCTGCAAATTATCGCGTCGACATAGGCAACGCGCATATCCAACCCGTGCGAATGCGCGCTGCCGCTACCAGTGTTTTGCAAGCCTTGGACATCCATCCCAAAACCAGCCCCCGCAGGAAATTGATATGTGGCATAGCCAATCAATGCAGGCGCGTTGCCAGCGATGCCGACATGAGTATGCGCGGGCATCTGCGCCGCAGTCAGCGACAATGCATCGGTGGCGGTGCGCGCAAACAAGGTGGAAAACGCAACCGTGCCTGCACTGCTTCCGCCGGTTGTGTTGACGATGCGCAGGGCCTTGTCATGGTGCGTTGTTGATTTCGTCCATCCGGTCGGAGCTGCCGCTTGCGGAAACACTAACAGGGTGCCGGATGAAAAACCGCCGCCACCGGCAGCGTTAGCCTTGATCTGCCCGGCTGTTGTTCTATCCCACGTCACCGTGACGGTGTCGGTCAGCACCCGTTCATTCGTCAGCGTCGCGTCGGCGGTTGAGGTGATGTATTCCGCGCCGAGTGGTGCCTTGGCATCGACATATTGCTTGGTTGCAGCTTGCAGCGCCGTCGTCGGATCAGCGGGTAGGTTGATCGGCCCGTTGACCGTGACCGCACCAGTGGAAGCGATCACAACCTGCCCCGTGGTGCTGGCAACTCCACTAGGACGCAGCGCCACGTTGCCAGAGCTTGCTGGCCCAAGAACGGCAACGGTGCCGGTGCATTTGAAACTTGCAGCTTCCACAACGCCACCGGCCACGATGCTAGTGGCGTTCCCTAATGCAACGGATATCTGGCCGGTAACGGTCAGGACGTTCGTGCCGTTGTTCCAGATAAAATTTGCGCTGCCTCCGAACGCGCCGCTGTTGTTGAACTGCACATGAGTGTTGGAACCGCCCGGCGTGCCGCCGCTAACGGTCGCCGTGAGATTGCCGCCGGAAAACGCCAGCCCGGTTGAGACAACAACAGGCGACCATGTGTCGACACCGCTCCGGTAGTAGATCGTGTTGGTGCCGGTCAGCGCCGCGAGCGCGGTCAGATCAGCATCGACCGGCTGATAGCCCGCGAGCGAGGATGCATCAGCCTTGCCCGCTACGGTCGGATTAGCGGCCACCCGCGCGTCGGTGTAGTAGAGATTGACCGAGCCTTCCGGTACCGCATCGGTCGAGCCAGGCGATGGCGAGATCTCGACGTAGACCGTTCCCGACCAGCGATAGATCTTATTGGTGTTAAGCGCGACATAGATAATTCCCGCTGCGCCGGTCGGCGGAAACGCTGCAAGATTGGCGTATTCAACTACGTCATCGACATAGCTCGGGAGCTGCGCCGCGGGCACCTTGGTGGTGGCATCGAGCGAGGCGTAGCCGTTGGCAACACCCTTGTTGGCCGCCAGCTCAAAACCGAACGATGAGGCGTTGACGCCCTGGATGTGCGTCGCGTCGGTCCATTGCGCGATCTGCCCGTTGGTCGGTGTGCCGCTGCTCGAGACGTTACCCGAACCACCGCCGCCGGTCGCAGCGAGCGTGCCTCCGCTAAAGGTTAGGCCGCTTCCAATCGTTATGGCGGCCCAGCTATTCGCGGCCGCCCGATAGTAAATAACGTTGGTGCCGGTGAGAGCTGCGAGCGCCGTTAAGTCTGCGTCGAGCGGCTGCGCGCCGATATCGCTTAAGACCGTTGCGGACGCAACGCCTTGGATCGTGGTTGCCGTCACCCACCGGGCATATTGCCCGGCCGCGGGCGTGCCGCTA